GCATCTTCCCAGAAGTATCGAGATACACATAAAGCGCAGATTGCAGCTAAGACTAAATCTGCAAGTGGCTCTGGATCTTCCTCTTCTTCATCATCAACAAGCGTCTCTTCTATGAGTGTCGATGATCTCGTTGCTCGAGTTAGTCGCATTCAAAGTACGTTGAGTGAAGCTAAACGACAGTTGTCAGAAGCAATGGGAAATATTTCTCATGCTGACTTCATTGATCCTGAGCTTAAACTCAGCGACATCACGCTTCTACATTCATCCAGCAGAAAGGATACCGCCGTGGAAACAGCGGATTTCAGTGGCTACGCCACCGCATACGATCTGAGGTGCACCGACGGGCGGACCATTCGGCCTGGAGCCTTCGATCTGAACGACGGCCAAGTCGTCCCGCTGGTTTGGCAGCATGGACACGATGAGGCAACCAATGTGCTTGGCCATGCCAAGCTGATCAGGGTCAAGAACGGTATGCGTTGTGAAGCTTTCTTCAACGCAACCGCAGTTGGCCAACATGCCAAGGAGATGGTAAAGCACGGTGACGTGAAGTTCCTCTCCATCTGGGCAGACAAGCTCGTCGAGCGCGTTACTGACGCGGCGACCCGTGCCAAGGACGTCCTACAGGGAAACATCCGCGAGGTTAGCCTCGTCCTGGGAGGTGCGAACCCTGGTGCTTTCATTGATGACGTTGCCATTTCACATGGCGACGGTGAGTTCGACAACTTCTCTGATGAAGCCTATATCACAACGGGCATCGAGATCGAGGTTGGTGGAGCTCTCACCCACGCCGATGACAACGAGACTGTACAAGACGTCCTGGACACTCTTTCACCTAAGCAAATGAACGCTGTCAACTATTTGGTGAACCAGGCTCTTATCGCCGATGGCCAATCTCTCCAGCATAGCGATACCGAAGGCGATGATGACGCTTCTTCAACCGATGACTCTGGCGATGCTGGGAGTTCTGAAGACGAAGTAGAGTCTGGAGACTCCGAGGGTTCAGATGAGTCCAGTGACTCTGACGATGCCGAAGACGCCGACAACAACGATGGATCTGACGAGGGTGCTGCGTCCGACGAGTCCAGTGACTCTGAAGACTCTGCTGGCTCGGAAGACTCCGACGATTCAGACGCTGAGGCCGGCGACGCCGTCCAGCACAATGACAACCAGGAGGACAATAGCATGACGCATAACGTGTTCGACTCGGCTTCGGGCGGCGGCAGCGCAGCTCGTACCCAGGTCCACCTTTCACACGGTGACATTCGTGGCATCGTCGAAGACTGGCAGGGCAGTAGCGACGGTTCGCTTAAGCGAGCGGTCGAGCGTTTCGTGACCAACACGGGCGTTACTGTCAATGGGCAGCTGCAGCACGGTATCGAGAACATCGATTACCTGTTCCCCGACGCTAAGGCGCTCGAGAACTCGCCGCAGTTCGTTTCTCGTCGTATGGAGTGGGTGGACAATGTTCTGAACAGCGTTCGCAAGAGCCCCTTCTCGCGCATCAAGAGCGTGACTGCGGACATCACTCCCGACGAAGCTCGCGCCCGAGGTTACATCAAGGGCAACCTGAAGAACGAAGAGTTCTTCGAGATGTCCAAGCGAGAGACCACACCGCAGACCGTTTACAAGAAGCAGAAGCTGGACCGCGATGACGTGATCGACATTGTCGACCTCGATGTGGTGGCTTGGCTTAAGGCTGAGATGAAGGTCATGCTGGACGAGGAGCTTGCCGGCGCCATTCTCTGCGGCGATGGTCGTTCCAGTGGCGACGATGACAAGATCATCGAGACGAAGATTCGTCCCGTGGCGACTGACGCCGAGCTCTACACGACTACGGTCAACGTGAACCTGCTTGACGCCAGCTCCTCGATCGAAGAGCTCGTCGACGCGGCAATCAACAACCGTCGTTATTACAAGGGCTCTGGCACTCCGACGTTCTATACCACGGAAGCTACCATTGGTGCATTCCTCACGGTCAAGGACAGCTTTGGTCGGCGCCTCTACAACACGCTCGCTGACATCGCCGCTGTTCTTCGTGTGAAGGACGTTGTTCCGGTGGAGGTCATGGAGCGCGATGACACCCTTGTCGGTGTCATGGTCAATCTTGCGGACTACACCCTTGGTGCAGACCGTGGTGGCCAGGCCACGATGTTCGACGACTTCGACCTTGACTACAACAAGCTCCTCTACCTGATCGAGACTCGGGTCTCAGGTGCTCTGACTGTGCCGAAGTCAGCTCTGGTCTTCCGTGCGCACGTCAGCACTGATGTTCAGCTTGCTCAGCCGACTGCTCCTGTGTTCGATGAAGGCACCAGCACTGTTACGGTTCCGACTGTTGCGAACGTTACATACAAGGTCGACAACGCTGCAGGTGCGACCCTTACAACTGGTTCCCCGGTTACGCTGACTGAGGGTCAGGAACTGCACGTCATCGCGATCGCTGCTGCGGGTAAGTACTTCCCCAACAACGCGCAGGACGAGTGGGACTTCACCGGCGTCGCTGTCTAACGGGTCATCATGGCACGCTTTTACGGCACGATCGGATACGGTGTATCCGAAGAAACCGTACCAGGTGTGTGGTCGGACGAGATCACCGAGCGGGCCTACTATGGAGATATTCTCAATGATGTGCGAGCATTATCTGCGTCCGAGAAAGTCAATGATGATGTCCGAATGCAAAGCCGGATTTCTATCGTTGCCGATGCGTTCGCACTAGGGAATTATCTTCAGATCAAGTACGTGGAATGGGCGGGGTCTCTCTGGACAGTCACTTCGGTAGACGCAGACAGACCTCGCCTAATTCTTTCATTGGGGGGTGTGTACAATGGGCCAAGAGCGTAGGCTAGCTTTTCATAGCATGCTTTTGGACTTACTAGGAGAAGACGGTAACGTCTACTTCCAGCCACCTACCGCCCAGGAGATCCAATATCCTTGTATCGTTTACGAGCGGGATAACGTTGATGCCGATCATGCTGATAATATTGTTTACTATTTTAAGCAACGGTATCAAGTCACGTACATCGATCATAACCCCGATGGTGATCCAATCGATGCACTCATTCAACTTCCATTGAGCGCATTTAGTCGCCACTTTGTGACGTCCGGTCTCAACCATGACGTCTTCTCGATCTATTACTAGGAGGAACCAGAATGACCCGACTCACTTGGGACGACACTGGAACACGTCTGTATGAAACCGGCGTGGATCACGGTGTTCTCTTCATCCCAGATGAGGCCGGCGACTACAGCGATGGTGTTGCCTGGAATGGCCTCACTACGGTCACGGAATCACCTTCGGGTGCCGAGGCTACGGCGCTGTACGCCGACAACATCAAGTACCTTGACCTTCGATCGGCCGAAATCTTCGGCGCAACGATCGAGGCCTACACCTTCCCCGACGAGTTCTTGCAGTTCGACGGTGTTGCTTCACCTTCTCCCGGCGTTCACGTCGGTCAGCAGAGTCGTACCACCTTCGGTTTCTGTTATCGGACTCGTTTAGGCAATGACGTTGCTGGATCAGATTTCGGCTACAAGCTGCATCTGATCTATGGTGCGACGGCTGCTCCTTCGGAGAAGGCTTATGCCACGATCAATGACTCTCCCGAAGCTATTACCTTCTCGTGGGAAGTCGCTACTGTTCCGATTACTGCTGGTGGTAGTATGAAGCCAACGGCTCAGCTTATCATTGATTCGACGAAGGTCGACTCTGGCGATCTTGCCACCCTCGAAGACCTCTTGTACGGCCAATCAGGCAATCCGATGCTACCTTCGCCGGAAGATGTCATTGCACTGTTTGGTGCTGGTCTCACTACTGTCGACATGGGTGTCTCTACTCGCCAGCCGACTTACAACGCAGGCACTCATGTGGTTACCCTGCCTACTGTCACCGGTGTGACTTGGACGATCAACGGCGTGGATGCCTCGAACGGTGCTCAGGCCGCCATGACTACTGGTCAGTCTTCAGAGATCAGGGCCCATGCTGCAACCGGCTATGTCCTGACCGGCGACACCGACTGGGTTTACGACTACTAAGTCGACCTAAATTGAAGGGAAACTGGGGAATGCTTACTGTCATCCTATCAGCTTCCGACGACTTTGATGCCGTCGAGCTCTCTTTTGAGCATTCTC